CAGATACCAAAAAAGACCCGTTAGACGATGTTCAGCGTCTGATGTGCAGTGTGCCAGGATGCCCCAAACGTTGGTCAGTTCACATGGAAGGCCAGCGCCCGATGTGTTCCGAACACCAATGGTCTGGCAGCAAACCAGCCAAAAAGGACATTTCTTCCTTGTTGCCCAACACTAAGCCCGTGAAACATTGGATGGATGATGGGGAGGTATTTTGATGAACAAGATTGAATTTGGAGATTGCAGAGAAACAATGCGCCGCTGGAAAGATCAGGGCATCAAAGCACAGACTTGCGTGACCAGTCCACCTTACTTTGGATTGCGGGACTATGGGCACGATGGGCAATTAGGTTTTGAAGAAACGCCAGAGGAATACATCAAGGCAATGGTTGAGGTGTTTCGATGTGTGTGGGATGTGCTGGAGGATGATGGGACGCTGTGGCTGAATATTGGCGATAGTTACTGCAACAGCAATGGATTTGCCAGGGCAAGCCCAGAATATCAGCGTGAAGGCAGAAACAATATGCCAGCAAATGACCGCAAGCTGGACAAGTTGCATGAAACAGGTTTAAAGACCAAAGACCTTATCGGCATTCCTTGGATGCTGGCGTTTGCACTAAGGGCTGATGGTTGGTATCTGCGCCAAGACATTATTTGGCACAAGCCAAATCCTATGCCTGAGAGTGTGCAAGACCGATGCACCAAGGCGCATGAGTACATTTTTTTGATGAGTAAATCGCCCAAGTATTACTACGATGCCGATGCGATAAAAGAAAAATCAATTCATGCTGGAGAACAACAAAGTTTTAACTCTCCCAAAAAGGCAATGAGGAATGTAGATGGGAAAGTATCAACTGGAAATGAACATCCAGATGCTTTGCCAACAGAAATATCTGAACTGAAAAACAAAAGAAGTGTTTGGACAGTCAGCCCAAAACCCTACGCTGGCGCACATTTCGCAGTATTTCCATCAGACTTGATTGAACCATGCATCCTTGCTGGCGCACCTGTTGGCGGCATTGTGCTTGACCCATTCATGGGAAGTGGCACAACGGCACAAGTGGCGCAAAACCTTGGGCGGCAATACATTGGCTGTGAATTGAACCCTGCCTATATGGAATTGCAGAACATCCGCACTGCACAACAATCGTTGATATTGGCATGAATTACTTTGACGCGCACAAACTTTTAGACAGGGTAAAAGATGGACAAACCATCAGCCGAACCGCAATTGACTATGCGCTTTTCCTTACAGGAGATGCGCCAGAGCGAGGCCAGAGAATGGATTTTGAGATACCAGCAGAAAACCAAAGAACTGGGCAAGGCCAAGGCATCAGCTTGGTGGCAGACCACGATTGCCGACATTTCTAAGCGCAGGGGTGAAGCCGCTGCCGATGATCTACGAAAGCGCATGAATGCGATACGCAGCGAGGGTTGATGCCAACCAAGAGCAAATTGTTTCAGCACTTAGGGCTGCTGGCGCTTATGTTTGGGTCATTGGCCTACCAGTTGACCTTTTGGTGGGATACAAGGGGCACACCTTTCTGGTTGAAATCAAGAATGGCCCTAGAAAGCGTTTAACAGCCTTACAAGCCGACTTTTTTGAAAGTTGGGGCGGAGGTACGTTGGCAAGAATTGATGGCCCTGACGGGGCTTTACGCATGATCGGAGTTTTGAAATGAAACCAGAAGAAGCCGCCCAAGACATCCGCGCAAAAGCCGCAGCCTATGGCGATGCCAAGGCCCAGCGGGTATATCTTGAAGAATTCCGCAAGTCTAAAAAAGCCCTTTTGATGAAAGATGCTTTGCAAATGGGCTACGAGGCGGCAAACGCGCAGGAAAGGGAAGCCTACGCAGACCCCGAATATCACACCTTGCTGAAAGGATTGGCCGCGGCAATAGCCCAGGAAGAAACCCTGCGCTGGGAGATTGAGGCATCAAGGCTAGATGTCGAAATTTGGCGGACTCGAGAGGCCACCAACCGACTGCAAGACAGGGCGCACCAATGAAGTGTCCAGAATGCGGGACATGGACAATTGTCAAGGAAACGAGAATATCCACAGGTAACACTCGCAGAAGGCGGCTAGAGTGTGCTAATTTCCACAGGTTTTCCACATTGGAGACAATTGTTGTACCAAAAACACAAATACGTCAGGTCAAAAAAGCTGCTGAAACTGGTGGCAAGCCTTGATTGTCAAGCCTGTGGGTCGGGCAACATGGTGCAAGCGGCACACACAAACTGGGGCGGCGGCAAGGGCCGAGGGGTCAAAGCTGACGATAATCTGGTCGCTGCGCTGTGCTTGGGATGCCATTACGAGATTGACCAAGGCAAGGATTTAAGCCGTGAGGAACGCCAAGAAATGTGGCTACACGCCCACCGCAGGACAATTGACAATTTAAAAGACGTATGGCCCAAAGATGTGCCATTTCCGATAGAATGGGATGGCAGTAGCCATTAGGGGGGCTGTGTCCCCCCTCTTTTTTAGGGGTAGCTATGGCAGTTGAAGACAAAGATGTAGCGGATTTCGTAAGTACGCTATTGCACAGCGGTACAGTTGCCCACTTTATGCACCTTGGCACAGACAGCCTTGGGGTGCATTTGGCGACTGGCGACTACTACACCGCAATTATTGACTTGGTAGACCAGTTTGCCGAGGCTTTTATGGGGTGTTATGGGAAAAAGATAAAGAACTTTCCCGAGAACTTTCACAATGCCAAAGACCCCATGAAATACTTTGAAAGCCTGTCAAAGTACGTGGAGACTAACCGAAAGGCCATGCCTGATGACACTCAATTGCAAAACATCATTGATGAAATTGCCCAATTGATTGACTCAACCCTATTCCGCTTGACGCTGAAATGATTAGGATATTTGCAGGATATGACCCCCGAGAGGCCATTGGCTATCACGTTTTCTGTCAAAGCCTAATTGAGAGATCAACCGATGGGGTAGCGGTGACCCCCCTATTTGGCAAGCAAAGGGACGGGACTAACGCCTTTACCTATCAAAGATTCCTGATTCCTTACTTCATGGGGTTTCAAGGACGGGCCATATTTTTGGATGGCGCTGATATGCTGATGCTAGGGGACATTGCCGAACTGGACAAGCTGTATGACCCTACCAAAGCGGTGCAAGTGGTCAAACACGACTACCAGACCAAGCACCCAAGAAAATACATTGGCACACCGATGGAATCGGTAAATCGGGATTATCCGCGCAAAAACTGGTCAAGTTTGATACTTTGGAACTGCGCCCACCCCCGAAACAAGGTGCTGACCCCTGAGTTTATTGAGGAAAACAGCGGGGCAGACTTACACCGATTTGGTTGGTTGCCTGATTCACTTATCGGTGAAATACCAAGAGAATGGAATGTGCTGGTTGGTGAGCAAGATCACTTGAGAATCAAGATTGCCCACTACACGCTAGGAATCCCAGAATTTGAGTATTATGAAGATTGTGATTATTCTGAGGAATGGAAACGCACCAAAGGCAGAATGATTAACGGCCTAATAAAGATGAAGGAAACACAAGATGCCTAGCACTTCAAAGAAACAAGAGAAATTTATGGCGGCAGCGGCGCATAACCCCAAATTTGCAAAAATGGCGGGGATTCCTGTAAAGGTTGCCAAGGAATACAACAAAGCCGATCAAGCTAAAAAGTCAGTACCAAATGACTACAAATCAAAATAAAGTAGTGGAATCTGAAAAGAAGAGGGGTGGGCGCAAAGCTGGCATTCCAAACAAGGCCACAGCACAGGCTAGAGAGGCCATTGCCGCCTTTGTTGATGGCAACGCATACCGCCTTACCGAGTGGCTTGATGAAGTCGCTAACGGCGATCCTAGTCGAGACATAAAGCCTAACCCAGCAAAGGCGTTTGAACTCTTCCAGAGCGTAGTTGAATATCACGTGCCCAAGTTGGCAAGGACTGAGGTAACAGGGGCAGATGAAGGCCCGATAGAAATGGTGGTTAAGTGGGCAGCAGAGAAATAATCCTCCCTTACGCGCCCCGTAAGGCGTTTATGCCCTTTCACTTGAGGACAGAACGTTGGTCATGCTTGGTGGCACATAGACGGGCTGGCAAGACAGTAGCCGCCATTAACGACTTGATCAAACGGGCTATAACTGAGGGCAACAGACAAGCCCAATATGCTTACATTGCCCCGTTTAGAAGTCAGGCCAAGCGGGTGGCATGGGACTACATCAAGTATTACGCCGCACCGATAACCAAATCTACCAATGAAAGCGACCTGATGGTGGAGCTGGTCAACGGGGCAAAGATCATGTTGTTTGGGTCAGATAACGCCGATGCCATGCGGGGGCTGGGGTTTAACGGGGTTTACCTTGATGAATACGGCGACTTCAAACCCTCAGTTTGGGGCAATGTCATACGGCCTACGCTGTCAGATCGATTGGGCTGGGCGGTGTTTGGGGGCACGCCCAAAGGTAAAAACCAGTTTCATGACATATATAGGGTCAGTCAGGCAACGCCAGATTGGTTTTTGCTGAGACTGCCAGCCTCGGCATCTAAGCTATTGCCGGACACAGAATTAAGAGCCGCCCGAGAGCAATTGAGCCAAGATCAGTATGACCAAGAATATGAATGCTCATTTGATGCCGCCATTCTGGGGGCGTTTTACGGGTTAGAAATGCGCCGGGTGGATGAAGAGGGCCGCATTAAAGAATTGCCATTTGAGCCAGAAAGCCCGGTTTACACCGCTTGGGACTTGGGTTACCGGGATGACACGGCTATTTGGTTTTACCAAGTGGTCAGGGGCGAGATCAGGGTTATGGACTACTATGCGGTCAGCGGGGCCAGCATTGAGGAAATCTGCCAAGCCGTGATTGACAAGGGGTATATATACACACGGCATTGGTTACCCCATGACGCAAGGGCCAAGACTTTGGCAAGCGGTGGAAAGTCAATCATTGAGCAGTTAGCCGAGCATTTGGGCATGAGCAAGCTGGCAATTGTTCCCGAGATTGGGGTGCAAGACGGCATCCAAGCGGTGCGGCTGGTGCTACCCCGGTGCTGGTTTGACCCAAGCTGTGATGAGGGGCTTGAGGCGCTGAGACAATATCAGCGGGAATATGATGAGGACAAAAAGGCTTTTCGACAAAATCCCCGCCATGATTGGTGTTCGCACCCAGCAGATGCCTTTAGAATGTTAGCAGTAGCCTATAAAGCCGAGGCTAAAGACGAAAGACCGCCCAAGGGCAAGACCCTACAAACCATCACACTTGATGAACTGTGGGACTTTGAGACTGAATACAAGCAGGAGCAGAGAATATGAGCCAACCAGTAGCCGAAGTCGGTGCGTACAAAAACATTACCGCCACAGGCGCAGTCACAACAGGCCCATGCCAGTTGCTTGGCTTTTACGTTAACAGCACAACCGCTGGCACTTTAGTGCTGAGAGATGGTGGCGCAAGCGGCACAGTTATGTGCGGCACAATTACTCCGGCAATTGGTTATCACCCATTTCCTGCCAACGTGGGAACTAGCTTACACGCAACCGAAGGCGGCACATTGGATGTGACTTTCTTCTTTGCCAGCGGTAACTAATCATGTACGAAGAAAACGGCGCATATGAGGGCGAAGACCCGGGCCCGTATTGGCATGACCAGATCGAAAAAGCCACCAAGATTTTCGACAAATGGGAAAAGCGCGGTCACAAGGTAGTCAAACGCTATAGGGATGAGCGCGATGCGGTAGAGATGCCGCGCATGAAGTTCAACATCCTTTGGTCAAACATCCAAGTGCTTTTTCCGGCGCTGTATGGCAGACAAGCCAAGCCCGAGGTTTCCCGGCGCTACATGGATCAAGACCCCGTGGGCCGTTTGGCCTCAACAATGCTTGAGCGCGTCATGGAGTACGAGGTTACCCAATTTGGGGACTTTGACGCTGCCATGCAAGGCGCGGTGCAAGACCGATTGCTACCGGGGCGGGGCACGGCGTGGATTCGCTACGAGCCGATCATTACAGGGCCAGAGCCGACTGAGTATATGGGTGAGGTTGAGGCCGATGAAGGCGCAACCATAACTAATGCCGAGGAAATAGAGCAAATTGATGCGGCGCATAGCCCTATTGATTACGTCTATTGGTGCGACTTTATCCACAGCCCCGCCCGTACATGGGATGAGGTCTGGTGGGTGGCCCGTGCGGTCTACATGACCAAAGAAGAGGGCACAGAGCGCTTTGGGGATGTGTTTAAAAACGTGGGGATGACCTCCGAAAACACAGACATGGACGGCAAGAACCCTCAGACTGCCAAACAGGGTTACGACAAAAAAGCCAAGGTATACGAGATTTGGAACAAGCGCACTATGAAAGTGTGCTGGGTTGCCAAGGGTTATCCACAGGCTTTGGATGAGCGTGATGACCCGCTGGAACTGGAAGAATTCTTCCCATGTCCCCGGCCTTTGCTGGCAACCACCACCACCGGGACGATGATCCCCGTGCCGGACTACTGCCAATATGAAGACCAAGCGCAAGAACTCGACAACCTGACCCAGCGGATTTACTTGCTGACCAAGGCTTGCAAGGCCGTGGGTGTGTTCAACGCCGAGTTTAAGGAACTGGGCCGATTGTTTACCGAAGGGGTGGACAACAAGCTATTCCCGGTCACAGGCTGGGCCGCAATGAGCGAAAAGGGCGGTCTGAAGGGTGCTATTAATATGATGGACACCACCCAGATCGTTGCAACGCTGGCGCAGTTATACGGGGCGCGGGAACAGGTCAAGCAGATCATCTATGAAATTTGCGGCATCAGCGACATTTTGCGGGGCGCAAGCAAAGCCCAGGAAACTTTGGGCGCACAACAGCTAAAAGCCAACTTTGGCAGCTTGCGGTTAAAGAGCGCCCAAGGCGATGTGGCTCGGTTTGCATCCGACATATTCAAACTCAAAGCGCAAGTAATCTGTAAGTTTTACCCGCCTGAATTGATTGTGGAAATGTCTGGGGTGATGAATACTCCAGAAGGCCAAGACCCGCAATTGTTGCAAGCCGCCATTCAGATGCTGGCAAGCGGGACAATTCGGGATTACCACATAACTGTGGAAAGCGATTCCCTCGCCCAGATTGATGACCAAGCTGAAAAGCAAAACGCACAAGAGGCAATTGGCGCTATTGGTGGATTCTTGCAAAACACTTTGCCGATGGTGCAGGGTGCGCCCGAATTGTTGCCGATGGCCTCTGAAATGCTTTTGTTTATGGTGCGCCGATACCGCGCAGGGCGTGGGTTAGAAAGCGCCATTGAGCAAGCCATGAAACAACTACAGGCCAAGGCGCAACAGGCACAACAACAGCCCCCACAAAATCCTGAGATGATGAAACTGCAAGCTGAGCAACAGGCCGAGCAGATGCGGATGCAAGCCCAAGCGCAAGCTGATCAGATGAAACTGCAAGCCGAGGCGCAATTGGCACAAGCTAATGCCCAAGTTGAGATGCAGATGCAACAGGCCAAGACCCAAGCGGATATGCAATTGGAGCAGATGAAAGAGCAATTTCAACAGGCTATGGCTAACCAAGAATTGCAAATCAAAGCCCGAGAAATGCAAGGCCGCGAGGAATATGAGCGCTGGAAAGCTGAACTGGATGCGGCTACAAAGATCATGGTTGCAAGGATTGGTAGCAATCCAGGCGTTGATTTGCCTGTCATTGAGGCGGCATCTGCCCAAATCACCAATGAATTGGGTGGCACAATATTGACGGCAATGAACAAAATGTCAGAAATGCACGACAACATGGCAAATCTGCATGGCGAATCGATGCAAAACATTGGCGAGGCAATGAAACGCCTATCAGCCCCCAAAAAGGTAGTGCGGGACGCTGATGGCCTAGTGATTGGGGTGGAGACTGTGCAATGAGTCTAGTTCTTGATGACCGGGTGCGGGAAACAACCACAACCACGGGGACAGGAACGATTACATTAGCCGGGGCGGTGACGGGTTATCAAGGCTTTAGCGTCATTGGCGACAACAACACCACGTATTACACGATTGCTGGCACTTCCGAGTGGGAGGTGGGTCTAGGTACATATCTAAGCGGGACACTAAGCCGAGATACTGTGCTGGCCTCATCCACAGGGTCTAAAGTCATGTTTGCGGCTGGGTCAAAGGATGTGTTTGTAACCTATCCAGCACAAAAATCGGTTAATCAAGATGCCAACAATAGGGTTTTGATACCCTATACATCAGGCACGACTAATGTTGGATCGTTAAATGTTGGTAACGCAACGGCACATACCGATACGGGTGTAATTGCAGGATTCACGGCAAGTGAGCCGCTGTATCTATATACCAGTTTGCAAAACACAAGCGCCAGCAACACAAGTTATGCAAGCTATGCAGTCAATGATGGCGGTCATACGGCTTACGGCGAATTGGGCATCAATAACGCTAATTACAGCTATGCGGCGGCAGGATACCCCAATAACGGGTTTTCGTTGCCATTGGCTAGTTTTGTAGAGTCTTATGGTGGCCCATTGGTTTTAGGGTCATGGGATAGCCAAAAGATCAGTTTTATTGTCAATGGCGCGGTAAACACAACCGATGCAATGACCATTAACACCAATGGATCGGTGGCATTTAACGGTCAAGCTGGCTCGGCAGGGCAGGTTTTGCAAAGCAATGCCACAAGCGCACCGACTTGGGTAACACCTAGTAGTGGAACTGTTACAAGTGTTGCGGCTACTGTCCCATCATTCTTATCTGTATCTGGTTCACCAATTACAACAACTGGCACATTGGCGATTGCTCTTGCATCTACTCCCACTAATGGTCAGTTATTGATTGGCAATGGCACAGGGTTTTCTTATGCCGCATTAACTGCTGGTAGCAACATCACAATTACAAATTCATCAGGTGGTATTACTATCGCCTCAAGTGGTGGCGGCTCATCACTTCCTATTACTAAAATGCAAGCACAATTATTTGGAGGCTTTTAATGGCACAGAATACATCACCAGTTTTTCCTTTAGTCCCAGTAGTAATTTGGGTAAACACAGGCGCAGTTACTGCAAACACAACCACCGATTTGACGGCGGGGACTAATTACAATTCTAACTTTACAGCCAACGCAACCAATGGCTCTAGAGTTGACTTTATCCGTGTAAGGGCATTGGGTACAAACGTAGCAACAGTTATGCGTGTTTGGTTAAACAATGGATCAACAACAGCAACTGCCGCTAACAATACATTGTTTTTTGAAAGAACATTGGCGGCAACAACTGTTTCACAAACGGCAGAATTGCCCGATGTAATTCTTCCTATAAATGTATCTTTGCCAGTAGGGTATAAGATTTATTACACATTTGGAACAGCCGTAGCGGCTGGTTATGGAATACAAGTAGTTGGTGGGGATTACTAATGTTTACTGGTTTTCCATCTACGCAAACTCCCACAGTTCAATGGTGGGATTACAGCAAAACAAATGCTGGAACAATAAATATTGCATTGCCAAATGATTGTGCGCCTGTGCAATATTTTGCAACAGGTGGTTCAACAACAACCATTCAAGTTACCTTGCCACCTAATCCTGCGCAAGGCAAAACAATAATCATAAAAAATGATAAGTATGGTGGTAGTACACAGTCAGTGCAAATCAATGATGGAAGTGTGCCATATATTAATGCCGCAATTTTAGGAGCAGCTTCAGAAGTTACTTATTGTTATATTGTACAAAACACTTTGGCTGGAACAGGGCCGTCATTTTCTAATTGGATACGAATTGCTGGGGGTAGCACATATCTAAATCAATTTGGGACTTCCATTGGTGGACATACTAATTCAGCAACTGGGTTTGCCTCTACGATTATTGGTGGTTACAGTAATACATGCTCTGGATTTGGTGCAATAGTAATTGGGGGTGTATCAAACACAGCGTCTGCTACTTATGCGTGTGCTGGAGGTTCAATTTCTACGGCTAATTCTAATAATTCTTTTGTATTTGGAAGTGGTGCAACTGCCCGTAGTATTGTAGGAAATACTGTATTTGGGGCAAACGATTCTCCTTATAGTGGTGGAGCAAAACAATTAGCCATGTTAACTGTTGGCGCACAAACAACAGATGCAACAGCAACAGTTTTAAGAAGCAATACAAGTGCCGCAAGTGCAACTAACCAAATTGCTTTAGCATCCAATTCTGCATATTACTTTAGGGGCGAATGTGTAGCAGGGGTCACCGCCGCAGGAGATGCAAAAGGTTGGTACATTGAGGGTGTAATCAAAAGGGCTACACTTGCTTCCACCACAACCCTTGTTGGAACTCCATCAGTTACATCTCTGTATGCTGATGCAGGGGCAACTACATGGTCTCTTGCGGTTACAGCAGATACAACCAATGGCGCATTAGCAATAACAGCAACAGGTCAAGCGGCAACAACCATTCGATGGCTCTGTCAAATTCGTACAACTGAAATGGGATTCTAAAATGGCACTCAAAATATCTATATCTACAAGTAGCGTTGGCGTACCTTTTACGGATGCTTACGCACGAATCACAAATATTTGGGCAACCAAAGATCAATGCCAATATCAGGTATCTGTGTCTGCAAACGCAGATGCTAGGCAAGCCAACGCTCAAGAGGTGGCAAGTCATGCTTTTTATTGTCCAACTCCAACGGATAACTTGATGGAAAGCCTGTATGCTGACTTAAAAAATCAGGTTGGCTTTGAAAACGCAACAGACTGCTGATAAAAACTTTTCAAGGTTTAAATGTTTGGTTTCGCATCATTTGCAGAACTTCCATTTGCCACAATAGGCGCAAGTGCAGCACCAACCCCAGATGTTTTACTGGGAGGCCATTTTGGATTTGATGAAAAAAAGCGCAATCAGCAATGGGAAAAAGAGCGCGAATTAGAAACCCAGCGTAAAAAGAAACTACATGAGGCTTTGTTTGGCCTTCCGCCAGAAATACGCGAGGAAATTACAACCGCGCCAGAGCAAACGATAGAAATTGCATCTCAGACGGCAATAGATTATGATGCGCTCATTGCAAAGGTAAGCGAACTAAACAGGCGCATACGTTTCCAAAGAGATGAGCAAGACATATCCCGCATTTTGGAGTTGATTTGAGAACGACTTGGGTATATCCATCTGACGGCACAGAGCCGTATGAAAAGCACAATGCGCCCATGAACGAGGGTTTAATGGTGTATGGGGACTTTGAGCCTTTTCGATCTCCAGATGGGGCAATGATTATGGGCAAGGCCCAATGGCGCGAGCATCTTAAAAAGACAGATACCATTGAGATGGGGCATTCTGACGTTAAGTATGCTCAAGCTGAGTGGAACAAGAAAAAAGAGCAGCACCGAGAGCGATTAAAAGGCCAAGTGGCTATGGTGCAAGAGTTTGACCGCCCCGGTGCGCCCATTGCCCCGCACAAAATGTCGGGCTTAAATGTGGAAATGGCAAATCGGTTGCATAATCGGCCTATGCCAGAGCGCAAAGAAATGATTAAAATGACCCTTGAACAAATGAAAAGGATGAAGTGATGGAAAACGAAGTTGTCGCACCCGACACAGTAGAAACACCAGCACCCGAAACCCCGTCAGTAGAGACCCAAGCGGTAGATGAGCCGCAAAGCCGTGCGGACACGATCCGCGAGGCATTATCTAAAAACCCCACCAATCGGGGTAAACACGCCGTAAGCCAACCCCGTGAATCGGGCAAATTTGCGCCTAAAGAACCCAAGTTTCCAACCGCTGATGCGCCAACCCGCGCAGAAATGCCCAAATCATTGCGGCTTGAGTTGAAAGATCATTGGGAAAAAGCCCCAGCAGAACTCCAACAAGCCATTGCCCAGCGTGAGGCCGATTTTGAGCGCGGTATCAATACTTATAAAAGCCGAGATGCCGAGGCCAAGGCGATTACTGAGTTATTCCAGCCCTATGAATGGATGCTGAGAAACGAGAATGCAACCCCAGCAACGGCAATTGGGCCATTGCTCCAAACGGCGGCATTGCTGAGAACGGGCACACCACAGCAGAAAAGCCATGCTGTAGCTCAGATGATCCAGCAGTTTCAGATTCCTTTAGATCAGGTGGCATCCTATTTTGGCGGTGAGCAACCACAACCCCAAGATAATCAATATAATCAGTTAGCGCAACAGGTACAACAGCTTACGCAACACATCACGCAAAGCCAGTACCAAGCGCAAAAACAGAATGAAAGCCGGGCACTCTCGGTAATCCAGCAGTTTGCGAGCGACCCCGCAAACGTGCATTTTGAGGCAGTCTCTGATCGAATGTTGCAGCTTCTCCAAGCGCCACAAGTATTAGGTGACACAAGTCAAATGTCCGAACGCGAGAAATTGCAATTGGCTTATGACACGGCGGTAAGGCTTGACCCAACCACGGCGCAACAGATATATGCTCAACAGCAACAATCTATGCAAGCGGCTAATCAAGTTCAACGAGCAAAAACGGCGGCAGTTCAAGTGAGGGGCGCACCCAGCGCATCTCCTAGTTTTGTCACAAATCAATCTGACAGACGAGCCGTGATAGCCAATGCGCTCCGGCAAGTCGGTTAAAAAGGAGTAAGTTATGGCATACGCCAATAGTAATTACTCAGACGTTTTGGCAACCACCATTGAATCACGCTCCGGCATCGTTGCCGACAACGTGACCAAAAACAATGCGTTGCTGACCCGTCTGCGCGAGAAAGGCCGTTACAAGCCCTTCTCTGGTGGTTCGACAATCTTGCAAGAGTTGTCATTCCAAGCAAACAGCACAGCCATGTATTACTCGGGCGCTGAAACCCTGAACATTTCCCCAGCGGATGTGATCAGCGCGGCTCAGTTCCCGATCAAACAGGCAGCGGTTGCGGTCACGATCAATGGCCTTGAAATGTTGCAAAACAGCGGCGAAGAGCAAATCATTGATTTGTTTGATGCCCGTTTGGACGTTGCAGAGGCATCCATTGAGAACTTGATCTCTACTGGTATCTACTCGGACGGCACAGCCAACAACGGCAAGCAGATCACTGGTCTGCAAGCTATGGTGGTTGCAAGCCCAAGCACGGGTGTGGTTGGCGGTATTGACCGGGCAACGTGGTCATTCTGGCAAAACCAAACCTTTGACTTTTCCAGCGACCTTGGCGCAAGCGCATCTAGTTCCAACATCCAGACTGGTTTTAACCGCCTGTATGCCAAAACTAGTCGCGGCTCTGACGTTGTTGACTTGATCCTGTTGGACAATAACTTGTGGGGATTCTTTATGTCTTCCCTGCAAAACATCCAGCGTTTCCCCGGTTCATCGAAGATGGCAGAACTTGGTTTTGTTGCATCAAAGTACATGAACGCTGATGTGGTCTTGGACGGCGGTATTGGCGGCAACATTCCGACCTCTACTGGTTATTTCCTTAACACGAAATACATCTTCTTCCGACCCCATCAAAACCGCAATTTCGTCCCAATCGGCGATGAGCGCATGAGTACCAACCAAGATGCCATCGTGCGCTTGATTGGATGGGCTGGCAATATGACTGCTTCGGGACTCCAGTTCCAAGGCATCATGACTGAATAAGGAGCATAAAAATGCCTGATTACGTCACAGACGGAAAAATTGGTATTGATTTGACGGCTACCTATGCGTCAACCAGTGCTGGTTCTACGACCCTTTTCCCGGTTACTCCGGGAACGCGGGTCACCACCTCCAACAACGGCACTTACATCTTTGTTCGCGCCGAATCCACCATCAGCGCTTACGATGCGGTGATCATGTCTACGTATGGTGATAGTGCGTCACAAACGCCTGTCCTGCGCGCAGTACCTGTCACTACGACTAATGCCGCTGCTTTGGGTTGGAACATGGTTGGCTTTGCCCAAACCGCGATTGCCTCTAGTTACTATGGCTGGGTGGCATTGAATGGTGTGGTTAAGGTTAACTTGTTGGTTGCTTGCCAACCTAAAGTGCCTTTGTACACCACCTCTACCGCTGGATCATTGGACGACACTACTGTGTCGGCTGGTTTCATCCAAGGTATTGTGGCTAACACCTCGGCAACGAGCGCATCCGCGCCTTTCTGTGTGGTTAATAACCCTGGCCTGATGATGGTTGGTGCTGGTTAAACCTAGCCCCCTCTCACAAGGAGGGGGTTTTTCTTAATGAGTTTTTTACCTCTCAAGATAACTGGTAAATGTGTCGCAGATGATGAGACATTATTTACAAACATGGAATCCGCAATAGCGCGGGGACTGCCACAAGTCAAGCAAAGCGAACCCCCCAAGGATGGGACGATTGTTTTGGTGGCTAGTGCGCCAAGTGTCAAGGGACAGATAGAACTCATTAAAAAGATGAAAGCCCAAGGGTTGCCCATAGTAACAATCAAAGGGGCGCACGATTGGTTAATTGACAATGGGGTGATGCCAGATTACGCATTGGCAATTGACCCCCAAGAACACCGCATTTCTTTCTACAAGCCCCAAGACGGGGTGCACTACATGATTGCCTCACAATGCCATCCGGCAATGTTTGACAACTTGGAAGGCCGCAAAGTCACAATTTGGCATCCTTACGTGATGAAGGGCCAAGACCGCCCCGCTAAGTCTTTGCTGATTGGCGGGGGAACTACCTCGGGCCTCAGGGCTATATCGTTGTTTTATGTATTGGGCTGGCGGCACTTTGCTTTGTTTGGGTTTGATTCCTGTAATGATGGCGAGACTCTTAGGGTCAACGGGGATGGGCTTAAAGAGGGCGACAAGCTACTCGAGGTCAGGATTGAGCCTGATGGTGAGCCGTTTTATTGCAATGCGTCTATGGCCTTGCAAGCCGAGCATTTCCAGACCTATTACGACTATTTGCCCGATGCTACTTACGAGGCGTTTGGGCATGGCCTAATCCAAGCAATCATCAAAAAACGCATGGAAAATGGCGCGGCATTGCAGCAGATTATCGACCAAGATTACAAGCCAAATGACCGGGTTTCGTTCATCCATTGGGGGGATAAGACCTCGGCAAGCTGGCGGTATCGAGCAAGAATTCCAAGTGCGGGATGGGCAAACATAAATGATTTGCTGGCAGATACTTTGATCTTTGCGAAACCCCAAGCCAATGAATTGATGGACATGGCACGGGCCAAAGCCCGAGGTGCATGGATTGTGGTTGATTTCTGTGATGATCATTTTGATTGGACACATTACGCCGAGGCATTGCGCCTTGCCGATGTGGTGACTTGTCCAACCGATGAGATGGCCCGTAGGATCAAAGCATTAGGCCGAGATGCGGTGGTGATCCCAGACCCATTTGAATACCCAGAGGCCGTGCCCCATTGCAAGGGAACTAACCTTTTATGGTATGGACACGCTGTTAACAAGCACAGCTTACAAAGAATATTGCCGGACTTGGCAGATTACCCTTTGCGGGTGGTCTCCAACTTTGGCGGCACAATTCCTTGGTCTTATGAGACCATGTTGAAAGAATTTGCCCGAGCCGATATAGTAGTGATCCCGGCAACCGAAACCTACAAAAGCGCAAATAGGGCGATTGAGGCGACCAGACAAGGTTGTTTTGTGGTGGCAGAACCTCATCCAGCACTTAAAGGTTTTCGCGGGATTTATATCGGCAACATCAAAGAAGGCATTGAATGGACACGACAGCAGAACGTCAGGAGCGATATTTTGGTGGCACAACAATACGTGAAGGAAAAATATACGCCGCAAATACTGATCGAAATGTGGAAGACAGCTACGAAACGGCCTATAACCTCGGATGTGGAACTAAGAAATGGGACGGCTGGATAAACGTAGATTTGCATTCAGACGTTTCTGATCTGAAATGCGATTTGCGAAAGCTGGAGATTGCAAGCGATAGCGCCGATGCTGTGGCGGCAATCCATGTCCTAGAGCATTTCTATGAATGGGAAGTGCGGGATTTGCTGATTGAGTGGATGCGGGTTCTTAAACCCGGTGGCAAAATGATCCTAGAATTGCCATGTATGGATAAAGTGTTTGCTTACATCCATAACTGTGTGGTCAACAAAGAACCGATACAGCCCTTTATGTCGCTGTTTGCTTTGTATGGTGATCCCAAATACAAAAATGAGTTTATGTGCCACAGGTGGGGATGGTTTCAGACCCCCTTGCGTTTGATGCTGGAATCGGCGGGGTTACAGCGCATAGAATTTTGCGAGCCGCGCTACCATTTTCCATTTAGAGATATGAGAATCGAATGCTACAAGGGGTCTTGAGCAACGATCAGCGCCACGCGCAAATGGCCCTAGCAAAAGGCCAAATGCTAAAAAAGCGAGGCAAATTTAACGACAAGTGGGCATCCATTGTCTGCTACGGGCCAAGCCTTGCAGACACTTGGAAGATGATAAAGCGCCCAATTGTGACTGTCTCAGGGGCGCATGATTATCTGATGGACAGGGGCATAGTGCCCGACTTTCACGTGGATTGCGACCCCAGAGCGCACAAAGCCAGAATGCTTAAAAAGCCCCAGAAGGGCACGATTTACCTTATGGCATCTGTGTGCCACCCAGACTTTTGGGAGGTCTTAAAGGGCCATAAGGTGCGTCTATGGCACTTGATAAACGGGGATGATTTGGAAACTGTGGCATGGGTTGCACAACACCACCCCGAAGGCATGAAATGCTTGATTGGCGGGGGGTCTAGCGTGGGCATGAGGTCAATGAACGTGATGGCGGCGCTGGGTTACAGGCGTTTCCAGATTCATGGGATGGATTGCAGCTTTACCACTCAAAGACACGCTGGGGAACATTTGGGCAAGGAACAAGATAAAATATTTGCTAGGGCTGGGGACAGAGTTTTTCAGACCACAAAGCAAATGTTACAAGCGGCGATGGAGATGGAGCAATTCATCAAAACTCAGGATGCAGAGGTTGCATTTTTTGGTGATGGTCTGATGCAAGAGACCGCAATTCAACTTAAAGGATTAACATGAAGAACGAAAGCGCTGGCTGGACAAATGAGAATTTTGCCGATGACAACCGGGGAAAGATGCACATTTTCTTTCATGCGGTACAGGTGCAAAACAACCACAAAACTGCATTAGAAAAGCGCCCAATCTTTGAAGAGCGCGTTTTTATTAAGAAACTTGTGCCAGGTGACTCGACTTTGGTGGTTGACCGCCCCATGCGTATGCAAGACATGGACGATTTCCCTGTGGAATGGGCGCGGTACGAGCAAAAGAAAGAGCAAAAAGTGTCGGGTACGCCGATTGATGCTTGGGCCGCTATTTCTGACACGCAAAAAGCCGAATTCAAGGCTTTGCACATTTTTACCATTGACCAGTTTGCCCAGCTTGCGGACTCGGCTGGTAACAAAATCATGGGTTTTAACGAATTAAGGGCTAAAGCACGGGCATTTATTGACGCTGCCCAAGATTCTCAGTTGATGGACAGAATTCGCGCCGAGACCGATGAAAAATTACAGGCCCAAGAGGTTGAAATGGCGAAACTCCGTGCGATGATTGACGAATTGTCAGCCAAGAAAGCTGGCAGACCCAAAAAAGAAATGGTGGAGTAAATGTCCTACACGTTGCTGGAGTTGGTTGATCAAGTCTCGGGCGAACTCGGGTTAGTTCAACCGACCTCAGTAATCGGGTCAGCGACTAATCAAACCCAGCAATTCTTGGCTTTGGCCCAGCGCCTTGGCAAGGACTTGGTAAGGGATTTTGAGTGGCAGCGCTTGGTGCAAGCCTACATCTGGCAAACCCAAGCCGCCATCACTACCACAGGCAATATCACCGCTGCCTCTAGCGTCATTACCGCAATTCCCACAACCGCCGCATTACAAGTTGGTAATGTTGTTACGGGAACGGGCCAAGCGCCATTTGCTGAGATTTTGACCATTGACAGCAACACGCAAGTGACGCTGAATATGCCCGTGACCACCAGCACGGCCTCGGTTAGCCTTACATTTGCCAAACAGGACTATCCTTTACCCGCTGGGTATGACCGCATGATTTCAGACACAAACTGGGATCGGACAGACCATTGGCGCAATCTGGGGACTAAATCCAGCCAGGATTGGCAATTCTTGCAAGGCGGCATTATCAGTATTGGGCCACGTGAAAGATACCGAATTTATAACCAGAAATTTCGCATATTCCAAGCGTTAACCACAGTCTATAACTTTTCTTTTGAGTATGTTTCAAACTATTGGGTTTGTGCAACTGGGTCTAGTTTTGGCACAAAAGCGGAATTCACAGCCGACACAGACACTTGCATTTTCCCCGATGATCTAATGATGGCAGGATTGAAGTTCTATTTCTTGAAGGCCAAAAAGCTAGATTTTGGAGTGGAACTGGGTGAATTTACCCGTGCGCTAAGTTACTCAAAAGCGCAGGATGTGCCTGTGTCTAGCATGAGCCTTGCCCCGATTGGCATGAACCAATTGGTAGGCCCGTGGTCTGTGCAAGATGGCAACTGGCCCACAGTCTAATGCTGAATCAATTTAGCAGATACGGGAAGATGCGTACTCAAACGAGTACGACCATTAGCATTCCCGCGCCTATAGGGGGCTGGAACGCCCGAGATTCTTTGGGTGCAATGGCGGTTGAGGATGCGGTGACCCTGACTAATTGGTGGCCTGGTACAAACTCGGTCATTCTTAGGAATGGTTATACAAAGTGGGCCACGGGCATCACAGGGCAAGTTGAATCTATATTGTCCTATTCCGGCGGCACATCAAATAAGCTGTTTGCCGCCGCCACTACCAAGGTTTACGACATAACAACAACGGGCGCGGTTGGTGCGCCTGACTTGACCAGTTTGACCAATGCGCGGTGGCAGTACGTGAATATGCGAACCACGGCGGGGTCATACCTGATGATGGTTAACGGCGCTGACAAACTAAGATTTTATGATGGGTCTGCTTGGCACAAAGACGGGGATGGCGCTGGGTGGGACATAACCGGGGTCAATACCTCTAATTGCGTCAACATTAACCTATTTAAAAACCGCGTTTGGTTGGTAGAAACTGGGTCAATGAAGGCTTGGTATCTTCCAATTAACTCAATTGCTGGGGCGGCTACATCGCTTGACATGAGCAGTCTGGTGATGATGGGCGGCTACATCATGGCGGGGATGAACTGGACGCTAGACGCTGGTTATGGCATGGATGACTATCTGGCCTTCATTACAAACAATGGTGAGGTTTTGGTGTGGCGATTGACTGACCCCACCACCCCGTCAGGCATCAGTTTGATTGGGGTCTACAACATTGGATCACCTATAAATCGACGATGCTGGACTAAGTTTGGCGGGGATTTATTGATCATTACGCAAGATGGCGTAGTGCCCATGTCAGGCGCTTTGCAGTCATCCAGGCTTGACCCAAGGGTTAGCATCACCAATAAAATTCAGTACGCCATGAGCGCGGCTATATCGACTTATGGGGCTAATTTCGGGTGGCATTTGCTGTATTACCCAAAAGAAAACCAATTGATTCTTAACGTGCCGATTGCCGAGGGTAGCCAGCAACAACAATATGTGATGAACAACATCACTAAATCTTGGTGTAATTTTACGGGCTGGAACGCTAACTGTTGGGAACTCTACGAGGATAATCCTTACTTTGGCGGTGATGGGTTTGTAGGTTTGGCGTGGGATGGTCAAGTTGACGATACTGACAACATTCAGAGTTTTGCAATTCAGAGTTTTCAGACCTACGGCGTACCTTCCCAAAAACAATGCCAGATGATCAGGTTTCACCTATTCACCAATGGGTCACCAGCACTTTACGGCAACGTGAACGTGGATTACAACTTGGCAGATTTGAGCACCCAACTGGGCACATCACCGACTGAGTACGGGTTATGGGATGTAGGACTGTGGGATCAAGCAAATTGGGGTGCTGGGTTGATGCCTAGCGCGGAGTGGCAAGGTGTTACCGAAATCGGCTACACATTTGCGCCAATTATCAAGACAGCGACAAACGGGATTCAAGTTCAATGGGTAGCATCTGACTTGGTTTTCCAAGGCGGCGGCACTCTTTAAGGGGATATAAATGCAATTATCAGAAAAAGCACAACAACTGCGCTCTAAGGGTCGAGGCGGGGACACGATCCTAGCCCACATAAACCCCACAGAAGCGGCAATGTTGAAGGCTATGGGCGGGTCTGGAACGACCAACCCAAAAACGGGTTTGCCTGAGTTTGGTTTTTTTGATAATCCCATTGGGGCAGTTACAAACTTTCTTGCCGCACCAGCTACCGCATTTTCTGGTGCATCTGCCCCCGCTGCCCCCGCCGCGCCGGATTACGCTGGGGCGGCTACAGCCCAAGGACAAGCCAATATTGATGCGGCTAGGTTAACGGCAAAACTAGGTAACCCCAACATTGTCAATCCCTACGGGACGCAAACAGTAACGTACACCAATGACCAGCCAACAGTTACCCAAACGCTAAACCCAATGGCGCAAAAGGCGCTAACGTCACAGCAAAATCTGCAAGCTAATATGGCAGATTTGGCAAATACGGGGTACAAAAATGCGTTTGGGGTACTGAGCAGTCCATTCTCCTTTGGTGGGCCAGCGGTTCAGACCTCTTTAGCATCACCGGGAGCATTGCAAGGTGGGCCTACAGCGGGTCAATATGGCACGGCACAAGGCGTTACTGCAAGTCAATTTGGCACGGCTGGCGGCGTAGATGCAAGTCAATATGGAAAAGCACAAGGCGGCGTAAATGCACCTAATTTGCAATCTAATCTTGATTTAAGCGGTGTGGCAAAAATGCCTGTAAACGCTGGGATGACAGGTCAAGAGGCCATTATGTCTCGGCTTGAGCCGACTTTGGCAAGAAACCGGGTAAGCACAGAAACGCAATTGATTAACCAAGGTTTGCGCCCCGGTACAGAGGCTTACGACAATGCCGCTAGAATTCTTGGACAACAAGAAAACGATCAGCGCACACAAGCGGCTTTGCAAGGCTTAAATCTTGATCTAAGTGCCAACCAACAAGGCTTTGGACAGGCTTTAAACGCTGGTCAATTTGGCAATACCGCACAGCTTGCGGGGTTTGGTGCTGGCCTACAAAATCAACAAGCCGCCAATCAAGCTATTGCACAAAATTTTGGACAAGGCACAGCCGCACAACAATTGGCTAACCAAGCTATCGGTCAAAACTTTGGTCAAGGCACTGCCGCCCAACAAATGCAAAATGCGGCAATTGGACAAAACTTTGGTCAAGGCCAAACAGCGGCACAAGCCAATAACGCAATGGTTGCCCAGCAAGCTAATCAAAACTTGCAACAAGGTCAGTTTGCCAACACCGCCCAGCAACAGGCATTAGCCCAAGCGTTACAACAACGGCAAATGCCGATCAATGAAATTGCAGCGCTTACAAGTCAATCGCAAATACAAAACCCTCAGTTTGGGGCTTATCAGGGTTCAAACATTGCGCCAGCACCCATTGCAAATGCGGCGGCACAAACAGCGGCTTACAACCAAAATCTTTACAACCAACAGACTGCATCTGCTAATGCAAACATGGGCGGGTTGTTTGGTCTTGGTGGCGCGGCACTTAGCAACATCCCAGCAATCACAAGTTTATTTTCAGATATTCGATTGAAATCTAATATTGAACGTATTGGCACACACAAAACTGGTTTGGGCATTTATGCTTATGACATTTTTGGGCATCGTGAAGTTGGTGTAATGGCACAAGAGGCCATGATTTTGATGCCTGATGCTGTGTCTCAGCACTCAAGCGGTTATTTGATGGTTAATTATGGGAGGTTAAATGGCTGATATTAATTTATCCCCTTTTACTGCTGAATCGGATGCCATTGCGCGGCGATTACGCATGGCAGAGGCGCTAAATCAGCAAGCCTTAATGCCTATGGAAATGCCCCAGCAAGCGGGGTACAAGCAAAGCCCTATAGCGGGTTTGGCTAAATTGTTGCAAGGGTATTTGGCTGGGCAGTCAAAAGCATCTGCTGAAGAAGATGCTAAAGCATTAGCTGAAAAATACCAACGGCAAAGCAAATCAGAGGCCAGCACATTTCTTGAAGCATTGCAAGGCACACCCGCACAGGCGGCAATTCCAGCATCTATTGTGCAAAACGCCACGGGTGCTGATGCCGCTGACAATCCCAATCTTGAGATTATGGGCGGTCAAGGATTAGCGCCAGAAGTGCCGGGACAGGCGGCAATTGGCCCTGACATGAAAAAAGCCTTAGCGGTTGCATTAGGCGCACAGGCTAACCCAACCATACAAGCGGCTGGCGGGGCATTGCTAACTAGCATGATGAAACCCGCAGAATCAGCGTTTGCCAAAATTAACCCCAAGGATTACACCAAAGAAAGCGTAAGAGCATTCATGGCAAGTGGCGGCAAAGATATGTCTTTGCTTGATCCGCTGGATAAATTGAATTTCCAAAATATTGGCACAGAAGTAGTTGGCTTAAATCCTTACACCGGGGCAAAAGTAGGAACACCATTACCTGTAAATGTTAGTGTTGATACAACTGCAAGACTGCAACAAGACCGCGAATTGTCTGATCGTGCATTTGGTCAACTTAGTGCCAATCAACGGGCGCAATTGGCTAATGATGCTGCGAGACTTAACATTAGCGCACAAGACTTGTTTTACAACACAGGCATCCGCGCAGGTGGCGGCGGTATGAGCGGCGCGGTTGCACCACCTATGGCCCAACAGCCAAACGTGCCCACTAGTGCAGCTATGGGAGCGCCAGTAGCACCGCAGATTCCCGGTTACACACCATTAGGACAAATGCCCGTAGGCGGTACAAATTTGCCGCCTAAATTGCAAAATCAAATGACATTAGAAAATTTGCAAGCAGATGCTAAAAAAGCCAGAGGTATGCAAGGAATTGGGACTGTCATTGATCAAGCAAGAAATGTTTTGACTGGCAAAACAGTCAATGAAAAAGGTGAGGTTATACAAGCGCCATTGCCTACCCAAAGTTATTTAGGGGCTGCTGGAGATGTGCTGGCAAGCGTTGCAGCTAGATCACCTCAAGGTGCGGCGCAAGCTGACCAATTGAAAGTTTTGGGCGGTGCGTTGGTTATGTCCATGCCTAGAATGGAAGGGCCACAATCAAACGCTGACATGATTCTTTATCGTGAAATGGCTGGACAAATTGGCGACAATACTTTACCCGTTGCAAGGCGTTTGACTGCTTTGGGCGAGGTGGAGAGGTTATATCGTAAATACGATTTATCGTCACCTACTGCACCCGAACCGACTCAACCAACTCAACCAATGACGGGTCAAGCCCCGCCCGGTGCTGTCAGGAGAATTAGATAATGTCTACCTTCCAAGTTGACATTGGCAATGCCACTTATGAGGTAGATGCGCCTGATGAAACTACCGCATGGAAAATGGCTAACCAAGTTCATGTTAATGCCCCATCTGTAGCGCCCAAGCAAAACATTAATGAATCTATCCTGCAACAGCTAAAACCCTCGCCTAATGCGGCAGCAAGCGGTTTGATGATGGGTTTAAAAGACCCAATCAATGCTGGCGCACAAATAGTTTCTAGCATGATGCCCGAGGCGGTCAATCGTGCTGTTGACTTTCCATCTTTGCGTGAAAGCAATAACCCATTGGTCAAAGCCTTGGCAAACAGAGTTTTGGCTAATCCAAGGCCAGAGGCTATTAACGAGGAAATTCGCAAACAAGAACGCGCCTACCAGCAAGAACGCCAGCAAACGGGCGATGCTGGCTTTGACACGGCGCGGATGGTGGGTAATGTAATCCCAACAATGGCGGCGGGTATTGGTGCTTTGCCAAAAGCGGCAATGGCAACCATTCCCAGATTTTTGGGATCAACGGCAGCATTGGGTGCGGCAACCAGTCAATTGACCCCGGCGGTCAGTCTTGAAGAGCAACAAAACTTTCCCCAAACAAAAGAAAGTCAAGCAATGTTTGGGGCAATGCTTGGCCCAGCCGGGACAATTATCGGCAAAGGGTTGGGCGCTGGTGCAAGCAACATTGCACAACGATTTAGTGAATCATCCGCAGCAGATGCGGCAAAACTAAAACTTGCTGAATTGCTATCTAAAAGCGGCGTGGGCAATGTTTTCCAAACTGGTGGCGCTAATCCTTTGGCCCAAGTTGAGGCTAAATTGGCAAGCACCGGGCCGGAAGGAACAATTGCGGTTGCTGGGCGGGGAAGAACCTTGTCAGCATTAGACACACTTGCCACGTTGCCCGGTCAGGCCAAAGATTTAGTAGAGCAGTTTATTCATAACCAGCAAGCTAGACGCGCAAGCAGACTTGTGACGGCGGCTGATGACGCATTAGGTACAGGTGGCAAATCTTACACAGGCGCAATTGCTGACCTAATTGAACAGAAAAAGACCGCCGCAGGGCCGTTATACGACCAATTGCGGGGCGTTTCTTTTAAAGTTGATGATGAGTTAGCCTCTATCATTCAAGCCTCTAAAAGCGCTCATGGAAGTGCTGAATTGTTGGCTGAGTTAAAACGTGCAACACCTATTGACATATCCAAAATTAAAAAAGGTGACGATGTACCTTTAGATGCGTTGGATAAGGTTAAACAGGCGCTTTACACATTGGAAATAAACTCGAAAGGCGACTTTGGTAAAAGCACCCCAATCAGTAGCGCTTACAGCGATTTGCGTAATGCGTTGACTAAAAAGCTGGATGATTTAAGCCCTAAAGACCAAAACGGCTCTATTTACAAACAAGCCAGAGATGCGTTTGCTGGGCCAAGCCAACTAGAAGATGCTATTCGGGTTGGGCGTGATGCAATGAAAAAAGACGCTATTGCGGTTGCTGATGCCACAAAAGGCATGACCCAGAGCGAACTTGACGCATATCGCATTGGTGTATTGCAAGCCTTAAAAGACAAGGTAGGGACAGAGGGTGGGCAAACCTCATTGCTTAAATTTTGGAAAGAACCAAAAACAAGTGGTGTGCTAAAAGAAACTTTTGGCAATGATTACAAGCAATTTGCCGCTGATGTTTTGCGTGAAAGCAGACTTAAAACCATTGAATCGGTAGGCCGTGGATCACAAACAGCGTCAAGGCTTGCGGCAATTGAAGACGACAATTTAAGCAATGTTGTTCAAGCTGGTCAAGCGGGTGCGGCGGCGGCGGCGGGTAATCCTTTTCCGGCATTGGGCACATTGTCTAAGATGATCACCAAGGCCAGCACCCCAGAGGCAACCCGCAATGAGTTGGCTAAATTGCTACTCCAGCAAGGGCCAATGGCAACAAGGACAATCCAACAACTTCCCGCCCAAGTACGGGCCTACAACGAAAAACTTGCAAATCAAGCGGCTTTAGCAAATGCTTTGGCTCAACAACAGCAAAGGTAAATCATGTCCTACAACGGCTCTGGAACATTCCAAATCAACACATCTGGGCAACCAGTAGTTACGGGCACATCTATCAGTAGCACAGTTTTTAATGCGCTGACTGCTGACCTTGCCACGGGTTTATCGACTGCCATTACCAAGGATGGACAGACCACTACAACGGCGCGGATTCCCTTTGCATTGGGAATTAACTCTACATTGGTGACAGATGCAACAAACACCACATCTGGGTCAATTATTACGGCTGGCGGGGTAGGCATAGCTAAAGCTGTATTTATTGGCACAACATTAAATGTTGCTGGCGCATCAACAATGACAGGCTCAATTGCCGTTGATAGCGTTACCGATTCAAGCAGCACCACTACAGGCTCAATTCAAACTGATGGCGGGGTAGGCATAGCCAAAGCGCTGTATGTTGGCACTACGGCTAATGTGGCGGGTGCTGTGACATTACAAAACGCATTAAGCGTTACAGGTGTAACAACTATTCAAGGACTCACTGTAGGTCTTGGCGGTGGTGCTGTATCTAGCAACACTGCGGTTGGGTATCAAGCGCTTTTAAATAATAGCACTGGAAACGAGAATACCGCAGTTGGCTATCGAGCGCTTAAAGGAGCCACTGACTCAGGAAATACCGCATTGGGTTATTTAGCGGGGGCGGTTGCCGCAGACACCACCGGCTCTGTTTTTGTAGGCCAATACGCCGGACAAAATACAACTGGCGCTAGTACCATTGGAACCACTTTTGTTGGGGCAGGCGCTGGAGGACAGAACCTAGGTGGCGGAAGAAACACGGCGGTTGGTTATTTGGCCCTAGGGCAAAACCAAACCGGTTATTACAATGTTGCGGTGGGGCATCAAGCTGGATATTACGGTGCTGGGGGCGATTACAACACAACAGTTGGGCAGAATAGCGGCGGATCATCTGCATATACCGGATCAAATCTTACGCTCTTGGGGTACAACGCACAGCCAAGCGCGGGTTCTGCATCCAATGAATTTGTGTTGGGCAACAGTTCAGTGTCTGTTTTGCGTTGCCAGCAATCTTCTATCAGCGGCTTGTCTGATGCGCGGGACAAATATGACATTGAGGACTTGCCGGTTGGTTTGGACTTCATCAATTCACTCAAAGCCCGCAGGTTCAAGTGGGACAAGCGCGATGCGTACTTTGATGAAGTTCAAAATGAAACCGGACCTCCTACACAAGTGGCTGTTCCCAAAGACGGGTCGCGCAAGTCCGATGAATGGAATGAGGGTTTCATTGCCCAAGAGGTGGATGAGGCCGCAACGGCGGCTGGCGCAGACTGGATGAAGATTGTGTATAAATCCAACCCAGAAAAGTTGGAAATGGCCCCCGGCAAGCTCATCCCCGTTTTGGTCAAGGCCATCCAGGAATTGACGGCGCGTCTTGAGGCGCTAGAGGCAAGAAATTGATCCAATCACGGCATTCGCTCTTTGCAAAAGTGCCTATGAAGGCATAAAGGGGTGCGTTGCCGTCTACCAGGATTTAAAGAAGACGGGCAACGATTTATCCAAAATCACAAGCGAGGTAGGCGGGGCTTTATCATCTTTTTTCAAGGGTCAGGCAGAACTTGAATCAAGCCATGAAAAAGCCGAGGTGCAACGGGAAGAAAACAAACGCAAAGGAATCAAGGACGATTTAGCCACCCAAGCAATCGACAATGTAATGTTTCTCAGGCAGACTAAACAGTTTTATGCTGACTTGGAAAGAATGGTGCGCTGGGAGATGGGGCAACCCGATCTGTGGCGTGAGATTGTTGAAGAGTACCAGCGGCTACTTGAGCAAAAGGCCGAGGACAACGCAAGGGAACTGCACAAAAAACGGGTGGCTGAATGGCGGCGACAAAGGTTAAAAAATCAGATACTGGACAGGGTGCTGGAAACGTTAATGGTGGTTTTCGTAGTAGGTTACTTGATATGCCTAATGTGGATAATCAGTCTTCAGCATCGGGGTCTTTTGGATACCTTCTGGTTTTAGTCTTGTTTGCGCTTGTTTTTGTGCTTGTGCTGCCCTTAGTTGGGATGATGTATATGGACACAATGGTAGTAAGGCGAGAGGCCAAAGCGCAAATGGAAAAAGTGGAAAAACTGCGAAAGCAAATTGAAGAGGAACGAAAAAATGCTAACCCTATTCTCAAGCCTAATATCATTTCTGATGGGCGGTCTTCCCAAAATCCTTGATTTTATTCAAGACAAATCTGACAAAAAGCATGAATTGGCGTTAGCCGCCATGCAGACAGAAAGGGAACTAACCCTTAAAAAAGCCGGGTTAGAGGCCCAAGAGCGCATTGAACACATCCAAACAGAGCAGATTCAAATAACCGCTGATGTGCAAATGGTGCAAGCCCAGATGCAAGAGCGCCAAGCCCTGTACGCGCACGATATAGCCTTGGGACAAGGTGCATCTACCTGGGTGATCAACATGAGGGCTGCGACCCGTTCAGTCATCACTTACGGGATGTTTGTGATGTTTATGTTTGTTGAGGTGTTTGGGTTTTATTACGCATGGCACACCGGGGTGGCTTTTGACGTTGCGCTAAACCATTTGTGGGATGACGATACACAAATTATCTGGTCTTGCATCGTTTCGTTTTGGTTTGGCGGTCAAGCGTTTAAATCTAAATAGGGGCTTGATTTGGTCTTTGACATGGCGTAGAAGAAAGCCAGAAAACTCTACGCATCGACATCCTCAAATGCTGGCTTAACACCCCAAATAAATATAGCATGAACATCAGCCCTAAAGCTATTGAGATGATCAAACATCATGAAGGCGTGAGGTTTAAGCCTTACCGCTGCCCAGCAAAACTTTGGACAATAGGAGTAGGTCATGTTTTATACCCAGATCAAGGCAAAATGCCAATCGATCAAAGAGACAGTTATGCGTTACGCCCAGAGGATAACCGCACGTTTTCAGCGGAAGAAGTAAATGGAATTCTTCGAGCCGATCTGCAACGTTTCGAGCGTGGGGTGCGTCTTTTCTGTCCTGTCGATCTTACACAAGGTATGTATGACGGGCTTATTAGCTTTGCTTTTAATGTCGGTCTGGGGACACTCCAGCGTTCTACGCTACGCCAGAAGGTGCTACGAGGTGATAAAACGGGCGCTGGTGAAGAATTCTTGAAATACTGCATGGCGGGTGGCAAAGTTTTAAAAGGCTTGCAAAACCGCCGTATTGACGAACGAGCGCTATTCCTCGGCCCATAACAGGATTTGCACAAATATCCAGCCACACACAATTACAACGCCAGCACCCAAGCACAAGACTAAAAACAATTCAATCACATTACCCCCCGCATTTCCCAACCAAGCAAAAAGTAGTTCCAGCGGGTTGTCATGTTTTGATTGGCAAACTTTTCACCATCCCACTCAAGTTCTGATTCTGCATACCCTTTGCCCGTCATAAGGGCGATGAATACTTGTCGTGCTTTCATGTGTTCTTCTCCTTGCACTTGGCGCAGTCGTGATTGACACAACCAATCAAAGGCTCTGTGCGCTGTGGTGAGGTGGTGTTTATAAATTGCTCCAACTCAATAGCAATCTCCCAACAAGTTCCTGCGCCAAAACTTGATGGAATGTTCATGTGTTGCCCATTGTCAGATTGGCGTTTGAGAAATTTAACCCACTCTTTCATGCGCTTGACCGCCACAGGCTCTTGCTCTGGCTGTGCCAATCGTTCTTTGAGTGCGGCGATTGCTTCGTTAACATGGCGGTTTTGTGTGTAATGTATTTTCACAATGTCCAATGCAAAAAGCGCCAGTTTCATTGCTTCTTTGTCAGTCATGCTTGTCCCCTTGCTTTCAACATTTTCAACATACCGCATGATCTGGTGCTTGCGTGACCCTTGCATACCCCAATCTCCTTGCCGCTTTGCCAAATCCTCAAATGCCTCATCTTCTTCATTCATGTCAAATCCCCCAGAATGCGCCATTCCCTTTCTTGGCGTTTCGATTTTGATGCAACTGTTTTGCCTGTCAAACCAATCAAGCCCAGCGTTTCCAATTCTTTTAAGCGCCGAGCCACTTGGTTGCCATCCAGCCCTGTGTGGGCGGCGATGCCATCTTTGCCTTGCGGCCCGTGCTGGGTAAGACAAGCCACAATCAGCGACCCGTGTTTATTAGCCAATTCCTTGGCGTTGTCCGCTGCCACAAACGAGGTCAGCGGGTCAGATTTACGCACTCTTTGAAATATGAAGTCAAACATGATCAAAAGGACATATCGTCATCATTATCTGCTGGCAAACCCTGCATCTTAGGTTCGTAGGGGCGCGGGTCATTGAGGTATGCCCAGCCATCCCACCCGTTTTCTTTAAGTGGAATTACATCCAATTTAAGCATTTCGCCATTGCGGGTTTCAATAATTGACCCGATGCGCTGGTAACGGTTTTTTTGTTGACCTTCTTTGTTGGTGTACTGACCGACAATTGCGGTGATTTCTTTTTTAATTTTGCTCATGGTTGGCTTTCTATGTATTGGTTTAATTGCTGAACTTGAGAATCGACCTCGGCTAAGAATTTGACAATCTCGGCCTCCATCTCGGTGATAAATGCGTTATCCCGTGGGATGCGGGTTACAAATAGCTGTGCTTTAGGTGGCATTCTGGGATCAAAAACACAGTAATCGTTGAACTTGCGCCCAGTACAGGCCATTTGAAATTGCATTTGTGCAAAATACTTGGCGGGTACTTTTTGAGTTAGCAGGGTCTCTAACATTCCCTTGCTTTCGGGACATTTGATTTCTACCATGCCATCATCCCCAACAAAGCCATCAGGGGACGCACCAGCCATATCAATCGTGGGATGGGGTATAAACCCCACTTCCTCAACCATTACGCCTTGTGCGGCCTCATAAGCGGCCCGTGCAAATGGTTCTTGTTCAACCCCCCATTGCATAGCCTGAGAGGTAAACCCCTCGGCCTTGGTCTGGGTGATGCGTTCAAGGACTAATTGGGTCATGTAGCTATCCCGGCTTGCCGAGTAGCCTGTTTTGGTTTTAGCCATAACGTCATTAACCCGGCTGGCGGTTACCTTGCCTAGACGGGCGATAAACCATTCCTCGGTGCGTTGTTCGTCACTCATGCTTTTTCCTTTGCTTTTGCAATGCGGTCTGCCTTGGCCCTAATTACTTTGGCAATCCAAGTCTGATCACCTTGGCAAGCCTCATAAGCGGCTTTGTAGGCGGTTTGCAGTTCTTCTTTATTGGCGCTGGCATCGATTGCGGCGATGTGGTCTGCCATCATTCCAGCGTCAATCTTGGGTGTGGGGCGACTAGCGGCTACACCATCATCATCGTCAGATGGTGCAAGGCCGCTGGCGGTGAGCAACGAATAGCGCCGAGCATAAGAAAGTGCCGAGCCATACCCCATTGCATCGTGCTTGCTGGCAGGGACATGAAGCATTCCGCACTCCATCGCTTCCCCAGATTCATGCACAAATATTGTTTCAACCATCACCCCGTCTTTGCATTCATAGGTGCGTTGCATCAAGCCTATGCCATTGGCGTTTAAAGCGCCTACAACAGCATCAATGCAAGAACTGAGGTCTGCGTACTTAGATTTGAAATGAGGGTTTACAGACGTTTTTAATGCCTTGCCAAACTGCATCTGTGCTTTGACAAAGGCGGCGGCTATTTTTGGA